AAGCGAGAAATTAGCGGAATTATCAGTTGATCCAGTACCCGCAGTAAGAATACTAGTACCAGAATCAATCGCGATACCTTTAGCGGAAATGGCAAGATCTGTTGACCAGTCACTCCAAAGAGCGCCTTCCAACAATTCATTAAATGAATCATAACTTAATTCAAAGTTAAACCCACCGCTAACGTCTGCATCAGTCTGAATTAGATCAGTTACTTGCCTATCGCTTCGAATTTCACTACTTGTCACATTCGTAATATTATAAGCAAAAGACTCACCAGTAAACCGTAGTTCTTGAAAAGTACAAGTAGCTAGTGTACCCCAAGTCACCTCTTCCCCATAATACAATGCCGTTCTGTTACTATCGCCCATCACACAATACCTCCCCATAGAATTTCATTACAAATATAACGACCTTCGATGAGGTTCTTTTTATTATTGAATCACATGCTATTAGCCCTAAATGCGATTCCAATATCCATTTCAACATGTTCTTTCTGATAATCCGTGTTTTTGCTAACTTCAAAAGTATTAACTAATCCACAATGTGCTCTTGTACACTTTATCTCAATCACCATATGTTTGTCAACACTTTTAATTTTGGCGAGTAGCTTTTTACATCTTTTACAACGACACTCGCCATCCACATGCTGTGGTACAAAATTTAGTTTTATGCGTTCAGTGTTAAGAGGCATTCGCAAGTGCCTCATCTTTCCAAAAATTAACTAGTACACTTAACTGGTAATATTCACCAACATCTCCGACTCGCACAATTCGTGGTGTCCTACAATTAATCCCACTGAATACAGCATTTCTGAATATTCCAGCTATTATATCAGCATATCCACGCGCAGTGTTTGTTCCAGTTCCAACAGGGACCATTATAAGCACATGTATGATACCGGTAAACCTATGACACGGCGTTGTACTCATAGATACCTGAAAGGAGTCAACCTCGTTGATTATAAGGCGCACAAACGGTGTTTCCGGGCTAGGATCATAAGCTACATTATCCCAAGATATTGCTGTGGAGGTGTAGTTAGTACTGAAACGTGTTTCTATTGCACTTCTTATATCTTGAAAAGTTCCCATCACTTAATTTCCAGCGCCATATTGATTTCAGTTACATGCTTCCTGATATTAGCGGGTATCTTTGCTATTGCTTTCTCATATACAAGGTACGGTTCTTTACGACCACCTTCCTTGGATGACCATCCAGCATATTCAACATTTCGTGCCCAGCTATAACCATATTGCGTTGAATATCCTACTGAGTTTGAAATGTAGATAGAATCCCCTTCTTTCACATCTTTCAGTTTGCTTAATTCAGACAATGCCCTGCCTTGAGCCTGTTCAAGACTGCGCACGCCTTTCTTATGAATAATAGTGTCGCTGGTATCTGGAGCGTTTATTCCCACACGATGACTAGACATGTAGGAGCCGGTTAAATATGGAAGTGGTGGTCCCTGAATTATATTCATAAGACAACTTTTAGCCGTCTTTTTTAAAAGATCAGTCATACCGCCTTTTAGCTTTGCAATAGCTTTATTGAATTGCAGATCATAACTCGCAACAGTAGTTGGTGAATATGATTTTGCCATTATGACCTCCTCACAAACATTGTGTAAAGTGCAGTCGCTGGGTCAGTTTCGTAATCGATGAGATTAAATCTACTCCCAGCTATTGTCACATAATCACCAACCTTTGGCGTTACTGAAATATCATTATTGGCTACTAATAGTTTTCTGTCAGTCATTTTAACATCGCGACCTTGAATTTCATCCGATTGAATTTCATCTGATATTGCCTTTATCGAAACATCAGAATCACCAGATTCAGTATTCGCACCTGTTGTGGGGCTATAGGAGAATGTACCAAGCGAATGATAAACAAAGGTATCGGCAACGTCTCCAAAGGCCGTTATCACTGTGCTGGCTGCATTTTGAAATATTGACTTTAGTCCCATAAGTATCTTCTATACAAAATGTCTTAATTTACGCGTAGTATCAGTTACTGCACAAGCCAATTACTACCATCGCAGTAGATATCTACCCCACCATAATTTGAGTTAATCGTTATTGTATTAGCACCATCAATCGTCTCTGAACCTTCTGTATCGATAATTATAGGATATGTTGCAGCGTTACCCCCTGCGTCCTTGATACTGATCAGCCTGCCACTAATCACTTGCGCTGTGAGGAGCGTCAGCGATGTCACTGATCCTGTCGCAGTATAAGTTACGTTAAGGATAAAATCAGTGGGTAACAGATCATATGTTGCAGCATTGACGGTGGTAACATTAGCAGTTTGGCTACCAACTACATGTAATGACGTAAAATAGCCGACTGATTTTCCTGCTGAATTATATGGTTCAGCAGAAACATTAATTACCGATATAAAAAGTAGCATCAATATTACGAATAGTTTTTTCATAGCAAACACCTACTTGTAAAACATCACAGAGACCTTAGCAGCGCTCTCTGAAATAATACCAATAATAGTTTCTGTACCAAGATATCTTGCCTCTGGGTTTAACTCAGAACCTGTACCATCTGTAGTATCACCTGAGGGAATAGCAGCAACACCACCAACTCTAACCCATATATCAGCAGTAGCAGTGAACAGAACGAACTCTGATCCAGTAGGTACCGTGATCGCTTTATTTGTACTAGCGGTTAATTCGTAGGTGTTAATATGTCCTTGCTTAATAGCAAAATTCACATCGGGAACTACCGGTATATCTTCATCAGTTGATGACGCTGGTGAAATATTCCTATAATTCAGAAATTTATCCAATGCGATTACATTGGAAGGAACAAGAAACATTACAGATAGTAATAGAAAACCAATGAATTTGTACATGATTACCTCCTTACAAGGGTACGCGCTCTACCACTAGAGCGTGATCCATAATGTTTAATAAGATCAAAGACGCTTATCGGCATCGTTTCACGACGATCATATTTATCAATATCCATCTCAAGACTACCAGCTTTTAAACGCTTGAAACCAAGTGTGTCACTTTCCGCGGTTCTATCTGAAAGTGATAATTGATATGCGTAAAAGGATGTGGCTTGCTGCAGAAATACAGGAATAGTGTCTGAATCGACAGCATATTCATCTGGGTCGCTAACATCCGTTCTTGGCCAACGTAATGCCTGTGATGAACTCCCCTTCACGCCGAGCCAGTCCATCTGTGCATCTAAAAGAGTGGTTGCATAAATCAGCGAGGCTTCGGCGCTAGACGTGCTAAGAGATGCCCACGTAGCAGATATGTGTATGTTCTGCTCCAAAAAACTGCTGGCAGACGCATATGTACAAAAAGAATTCGCGTTGGAAGCCGCCGCTGTTGCTACAAGAGTAAGAGACATCGTGCATCACCTTTACTTCTCAATAGGGCTCTTTTTTGTAATCGGCTTCGGCATTGAACGTCTTGCAACTGGAGTTGGAATCACAGTCGGTTTTGGTTCTTCAAGTTCAGGTTCCTCTGGCACTAAAACCTCAGATACCTTTTCAATCACGACCTTCGCCTTACGCGGATCAGTTGCAACATAAAATCCAGCTGTGATAGATTCTTTCGCGTCAATTGTATGTGCAAAGATTACAGGTTTTCCACTGTCTTTTTCATAGATAGTTACCATTCTATTTTACCTCCGAGAACTAAGATTCACTACTTTTGGTACATTTGTTTCTACAATATCCAATCCGTCTTTATGAATTCCAAAAGAGGATAATACTTTTACAGTATCGCCAAGCAAACCATCTTTAAAATCGAGATGGGTTTCATTCAATTTCGTTGTGAGTTTGTCCAACATATAACAACCCTGTTGAAACATACCCATCGATAGGTGGAACATACAATAGCACGCATGCTCTGGAGAATTAGAGTATGTGAATCTATTCCCACTGAGCACTGGATTTTTCTGGTATTCTTCATATGTCTTTAAAAATCCCTTAGCGCCATTAACCATCAGATCCATATCTTGAACCCATACACCATACTCAGTCATACTCATAAGCAAGTCAAGGTCTTTTGGAAACTCTCGTAGGCCATCAAGCAACCACTGTCGCGCCTTATCCTTTTGCATGAGATTTCGGTAAACACTAACAGCAGTACAATAGATAGATCCATTGAATTTAATACCAGTACGTTTTGATGTTTCTACATACCTGTCAATATACTCAGATGCGCGTTTAAATTCACTATAAGCTGTATATGCTTGTATAAGATAAAAAATCGCAACAACATCATCGGGCTTATCCTCCAATCTTTTCAGCAATAGCCCCTCAGTGCGTTTTCTCTTTTGTGCCTGTTTCTCTGGAGTCAAATCATAACCATAATGATTCAAACGGACAAACGGACACAGCACAGCATCTGGTTTACCTTTTGTAATAGTCGGTGTGTTGTGAATAATACCACTGTATTTGACAGCGCCATTCCTAAACAAACGAACGGAATTAAATCGCATTGCCTGCGTATTCTGTTGAACATCACTCAAGACTACGCCAACAGACATACAATCGTCAGGAAGTTGCGTCAGCCAAGTCTTAAGGGAATTTTTTGATGCTGCATTTTCAAGGAATAACTCTTCGTCAGCATCAACTATAAATACCCAATCTCCGGTAGCATAGGATATTGATTGATTGCGGTGCTTAGAAAAGTCGTTTTCCCAAGGGTGTTCGAATACCTTGGCTCCAGCAGACTTAGCGATTTTCATCGTGTCGTCTGTGGAGCCCGTATCTACAACAATTAATTCGTCAGCTATGCCTTTTAATGATGGAAGAAGTCTTTTTAAATTATCCGTTTCGTTCTTGACCATCATACAAATGGATAACGTGACTGGTTTTCGCCCCGAATTGCCCATCACGTTCCTCCATTTTAGCTATAAATCTTTCCAAGGTAACAATCATACTGCAAATTGGTATTGGTACCCAAAGTCACATAGTGCCGCAAATACCTATAGGCAGTGCCGTCAACTTCATTAGAAAACGGAACAATATACCGACCTTCAAGCAGGTTGTCAGTCGCCAAACTCGACGCACCAGTAAGCATATTCGCTTTACCAATTTCAATAATCGCAAGATCACAACCCGTGGTAAACGAAGAGTTCTTGCTACCCTGCAACCTGAACTTTATCAGCTTGCTTGTTGCCAAGCTGGATGAGCTGGCACTATCGCCACTTACATTATAAACATTAAAGACCATATCGCCACGAGTTCTACCACCACCAGTGTCAATATATGTATCCGTCCCGACAGGACTCTCACCTACCATGCTGGTTGCGACTGTACCCTTAGCTTTCAAAACCAGTAGGCTGTCTTTCATCCGTCCTCTGGCGCTTCTCAGAAATTCATGCGTAGCCATTTTTATACCTCACTTTTTATTATTGTTCGTTTCAGTCATCGCACTCATATGAATGCGATCCGTAATTCACGGTTACGCAGCAACAGCGGCATCCTTAATGTAACGCAGTCTTGCCGCAGCTCGTGCCCTGAGAATAGCAATAGAAATAAGCCATTCAACCCTGGTACGATATACAGGTTTTTCATCAATCTCACCCATATCACGCACATCCATTTCGCCATTCTGAATACCAACTACACCATTTGCGGCAAATGACAAACAGTAGATGGAAGTACCAACAGAACTTCCACCAGTGGTCGCCTCAGTGAATGGCATAATGTCATCATAGTTGTTGTCCTTGTCAGCAATGAGAATAGGAAGATCATTATACATCGTCACAGTACGTCCAAACTCATCCTTGGTGTAAGTAATATAACCACCAACAGTGTATGTTCGGGAAGCTGCTGACAACCTACGCCGCATGGCCTTATTCATGAGCCAATGTGTTGGATCTTCAACTGCATCATAGAGCTCATCCAGCTTTGCGAGGGAGAGAGCATCACCACCAGCACTTGCACCAGCACTAATAAGCTGATCGCCAATACATCTAACTTGCAGACCATCAAACTCTTCTGAATTGGTTTCAGTGTCACCTTTAACCATAGTTTTGGTGATTGCCAAACTCAGTGCTTTGATCTTCATAGACTCCTGAGCTGCCCTTTGATCAAAGTTGCCCGTTTTCTCAAAATAGGTGTCTACATCAATGTCGCCACCAGCTACGAACAGAGGTTCTTGAATTCTGTCCACTTCCCCAGTACCCTCTGCGTAAGCTTCGTTCAGAGAACGGAAACCAACTGAGGGTAGCTTTTGTTCCCTGTTAAAGATGAGAGAACCACCAGGGATGTTCTGGAAAGGCAGCTCTCGCAACATATCAGAGCTACTAGCGAACAATTCCATAACGGTAGCCTTCAGTGTCTCATCTCTACCAAGTGCCAACTTAGCAGATTCAATCAGTGTTAAAGCCATCTTAAAATACCTCCAAAATTTAAAATTATTAAACCATATGCCTCTTATGAGACATTACTCAGGCTACCGAGTTTTTTCCAAAACCGCGTTAGCGACGCAACGCTTTTAATCTTTCTTCTGGACTCATACGTGCGAATGCTTCTGACTTTTGACGGTGAGTAGCATCAGGACTAGTATTTCCACCTGCACTAGATCCGCCAGGACTAGTTTTCAGAATATCATCCTTGTACGGGGATTCGTTAATAAGTGCCTCAATAGCCTCCTCTGGCAATGCGGGGTCTCCAGGCTTCGTCATACTCAATATCTTATCCCCATTCCTTCTTACAGCAAATACACGCAAATTACCATCCTTCTCTTCTACACTAAAATTCTTACCGAACGTATTGTAGATCATCTCAGATGGGACATTCGTATGATTCTTAATAAATCCACTTCTATCAAATGCGCCCTTAATTAATAAATTACGAATAGCTGTATCTTTACGTTCAATTGCTTGATCACGTTCTTGCACCTTACCTGTATAGGCTGTTGTCAAATCTTTCATCTGTATTTCATATGCTTCTGCAACACCAGCCTTCAATTTTTCAACTTCAATGTTTCGCTCCTTATCAAGTTGATCCAAGTTTGCCATTGTCGCCAATGCTTTTTTCGCATCTTCTGGATCTATTCCTACGAAAGATGTGAGTTTTTTTCGCACCTCGTCTGGTGCTAGTCCATCAAAAGCATCTAGTTTTGATCTGTACTGATCCTTTTCCTCTCTATATCCCCTGGCTTCAGCCTGTAATGCTGGGATTTTGGAGAAAAGATGAATAGCGTCTAAACCAAACTCTTTCTCGCCTTCTTTCTCATCATCAAATACCAATGGTCTTCCATCTTCATCAACTTGAATACCTTCGCCACTTTCCAGCAGCCTATATTGTAACGCCATTATAAAACTCCTTGCTTTTCCAAGCTCTATTTATTATTTATTTCCAGTGAATACCACACAAAAATGAAATGCCAAAAACGCCCTCCTTTCTTATTATTAAAAAGTCATTGACAAAACATAAATTAACATACTATATTATCGTACAGCATAAAAACATATATTTTTGGAAAAGTCAAGAACTTTTTTTGGTGATTGAAAAATAATTAGGGGGACTGTGTAAAATGCCGAAAATGCCAAAGATACCAAAGGAGTTACGAAAAATACTTCCACCAAGTAAAAAATACACAAAAAAGAACCGGAAGCCAATGACGAATGCACAACGCTTCCAGTTCAAAAAAGAGTTTTTGACAGAATATAGAAAAGATGGTATATCAATGGATAAAGCTGCTAAGGGAATCGGTTTCTCCAGACAAGTTCTTTATAAATGGACAGAAGCAGATCCTGAATTTGCGGAAGAATTTGAGAGGTTGCGTTTTTTGAAAAAAGACAATACCCAGAAAGCTTGGGATAAAAAGCACGAGCATGATGAGGAATACAAAAAAGAATTCCTGAAAATATATGGGACTAGTGAACATTCAGTAGTATCGGCGTTAGGAAAGATATCGAAGAAGTTGGATGCACGTTCCCTCCAATACTGGATGAAGACAGACAAAGACTTCAAAACAGATTATAGAATACTTCAATTACAGGTCAAGCCAATGATAGCAACCGGGAACAAAAACCAAAAAAGATTATCATCAGCAAAAG